TATTACCCGCTTGTGAAACAGTTACAATGTATGGAAGTTTAATTCCTGTTGGTTCGCCGTCTTCTCCCATATCTTCATAACCTTCTAAATCTAAATTAGTATGTACTTCATACAAAGTGTATTGATCTTCTTGACCATCTTTTGAAATACCTTCTAGTTCTAATTTTTTATCTTGTAATTGGTTTGTTGTTACAGGAGGTGAACCTAATTCTACATCTCTATAAAATCCTGCAACTTGTTGTTTCTTTAATTCGTTTTCTGAAATTTTTATAACGTGTACTACTGCATCTGCATCGTCTAGTGAGTTTGCAGAATAAGGTACAATCAAATCTTCTGCAGGTACAAACTTAGACACGGCTCTACCTAAGAGAGCATCATAATATACTTTCTTAAAAGTAGAGCCTGAGAGAGGGAGGTAGAAAAGCATTTGATCAAACTCTGGTTCATATTCTTTCATCTGATCCATAATTTGATAATTCATAAAATCTTTTACACGCTTTGCTTGTTCTTCTTTTTGAACATTCAAGTCTCCCATTATTTGCGTTCGGACTGGTCCGTCAGCTGGGAGTAACTCTTTATAAGCTTGCGCTTGAAATTGCGTAACCGCTTCTGCAAGTACAGGGTGATTGACACCAGAAGCTCCTCTAAATGGTTCCGTTCTTCTTTCATATTTAAATCCTAAAAGTTCGAGTCCGTTTCTATAGGTTTCTTCCCAGTCACCTCTGGACTCTTTGTATTCGTTGTATTGGTCTACCATTTTAGAACCTAGTGGTTCTAAAAATTCATCACCTAAAAACTCTGCAAGATTTTCATAGTGATCTTGTCCGCCTTCTTGAGCTGCAACTTTTGGATCAAACGAAACTTCAGCACCACCTTCTTCTGTCATTTCTATTTCAACGGGTCCACCTTTTTCTTGAATTTCTTCTACGTTTTCTTTGATCGCTTCTTGAATCTCCACTTCTCCTGGAACTTCAACAGTTGTTTTTGTATTTGGTAATGGTTTGTCTATTGTGGCCATTTGGTTAACCTATCCTCTTTTGTTAAATGTTTCAATTACTTCTTCTAGTATCTCAGTATTGGGTTGCTTTGCTTCTTTAATAGGCTCTGGATTTGCAGCAGCCCATTCTAATAATTCTGCTTGTGTAACTGGTTCATCATTTGCAGTATTTACAAAAGCTCCTATATCAGCATTGTATTTTATATCCATTATCTTTTCTCCACGAACATCGTAGCGAGGCCGCCTTTTGAATAATCCGTTCTTCCTCTGCCAGTTCTATTACTTACAGGACCGCCGGTTGTTGCACCTATGCCAAATCCTAGATCTTTATCTCCTAAAGCATCACCACTATAGGATCGTTGACCATCACTACCTCTACCATAATCAGTTGCTCCATATTGTGCTGCTCTATCTGCTTCTGTTGCAGCTAGTAATGCTGCTAGTTCTGCTTCAGCTGCAGCTAGTCTTGCAGTTTTTCTTTCTGTTGAAATTCTTTTGTTAGCGTTCATTTTAGAAATAAAATTTCTCAAAGCTGTTTCATAATCATTGGTTCCAAAACCCGATATTACATTTTTACCAGCCAACACAGAACCCGATCCATATTTTAAACCACCTGTTCCTGGATCTCTACCAATTAAATTATCACCTAGTTCTGCAAAGTTTAATTGTGATTCCAATAATGGATTAAAATTTCTAGATTTAGGATTAAATGGACTTAACGTATATGCAGCAATGGCACCTGGTAAAGGCACTCTTGGTTGATTAGCTACTCTTGTTCCTAGTGTGCCTCTTACCTTTGGTTGAAAAAATTTACTTTCAGCAAAAAAGTTTTTTGTCTTATCATATAAACCCATTAAACCCTTTCTTGGTTCTACGGATCTATCAAATCTATATTTGTTAGCTTGTGCTGTTGGTTCTAAATAATTAAATCTTGGATCTTGACTTAAATCTTTTGTAAACGTTTCTTGTAATCCGGTCATACGTCCGCCACCACCACCTTGATTTAATTGTGCGCCTATAATATTTGGTGGTTCTTTTCTTAATTCAGAAACTCCGTCTCCAGGTATTTCATAACCTGCGTTTGTAATTGCATTTCTAATTTCATCTTCTGTAAAATATCCAGCAGCTGTCATATTATCATAAATACTTTTTGCCTGACCTGTAAGAAGTCCACCGAGATTTTTCTTTTCTCTAAATAAAACTTCTATGCCAATCGTTCCGCCGTCCGCTCTTCGTTTTCTAAAAAATTTTGTATAATCAAACTTTGGTTTTGGTGCATCCTCAACACCACCTTCATATCTTTCATCAACTTCGTATTCGATATCTTGTTTCTCTCTACCTTCACCAGACAGTCCTAACTTTTCAGAAAGATCAATCATCGTCTGACGTTTATTTTTACCACCACCACTCTTACCAGCTTGCTTCATTAATTCTGCTTTTTCTTCTTTTGATAAATCTTGTGCTTCTTCATCAGTCATCTCATCTAAATCTTCTAGAGATATTTTTTCTTTGCTCATAAAGATTTCACCAATACCAACACCAGGAATAATCGTTGATAGGATCTTCATCGACTCTTCTGGATTGTCTTGAATATAATCGTTAACTTGATCTGCAAGTGCAGCCATACCTAATGTGCCGACTGATAGACCGACGGCTTTTGCAAATGGAATAACTAAAGGTGCTGCTAATATCATAACTAGTAATAAGTTCTTTCAGTACGAGGAAGTGTGTCCTCTTTTAAATCTTCTGGATGCGCCACGAACCCTCCTTGTCTAAAACGCATTATTGCTTGTGTAGTACTGTCCACCAAATCGTCGTGATCTCCATACGGAAATGATGCACATTCCTCAATAACTTCTTCTGCGAACTTTTCATCCGGCGCCCAAATTTGGCCACTTTCAAAAAGCGGTGCCACAGCGTTAACCCTAGCGTGTTTATCTTGACCTTTGCTAGGAGTGTAACTTATAACAGGAATACCCATTTTTCGCAACTCGTATGTCAAAGGTAGACCAGAGGCTTTTGCCTCCACGATCACCGTTTCAGGATTCCAATATCTATACTGCGCCCAGGCTTCTTTCTTAAGATCTGGAAACTCTAGTCTTTCTTTAAAAGCATCTAATAGTATTAGATTAGCAGGGCTATCTTCATTTGGATGAAATACACCCCACGTAGTTATAGCAGAATAATCGGCAGATTCTTTTTTCAAGAATGCGGTATCATAAGATTGTATGACGTGTTTTAGTGGTGGGATGAAATCTTTGTCCCAAACTTTCCACCACTCTCGTTTGATTAAAGATCCTTCTTCTGCTGTAGGATTTTGCATCCACTGCGCGTTCCACTTACCAGCGCTCAAACTGGCTTTGACAGATTCCAGCTCATCTAGTTTCCAATACTGTGGCCACACAGGTTTACCTGATGGCATAATCGCTGGAAACTCTATGATCTCCCACTGATCTGATTTTAATTCTTTTTGAGATTTTAATAACATACCAGTTAGATCTTTCATATTCCATCTAGTCATTACAACTACGATTGATCCACCTGGTTGAAGTCTTTGACGTGGTCCTGATGTATACCAATCATATGCACGTTCCAGCGCTTGTTGATTCAATGCATCTTGTTCCGAGTGTGGGTCATCGATAATCAATAAGTCCGCACCACGGCCCGTGATTGCAGAGCCAACACCCGCTGCATAATATTCACCACCTTGTTCAGTTTCCCATTTACCCGCGGCTTGACTATCCTCTCTGAGTCGTGTCTTAAATATTTGTTGATACTCAGGAGAATCAATTAAAGTTTTAGCTTTACGTCCGAAGCGGATCGCGAGTTCCGTTGTGTGGGTCGTTTGTATAATTTTAAGATCAGGTCTTCGTCCTACCATCCAAGAGGGAAGAAGATAGGACGCAAACTCTGATTTAGTATGCCTAGGTGGCATATTAATAATTAATCTTTTGATCTCACCTTTTGCAAGTCTATTAAATTTGTCCGCGATTTTTTTGTGGTGCTTGCCTTCAATAAACTCTGGCCACACGTGTTTAACAAAAGATAAGAAATCGTTGTTGACTTGTCCTTGTTTTTTCTTTTCTGATAATTTGATCGCGTATTTAAGAAATTGCTTTTTAGCGTCAGGTGGAAGTTTATCTATAATTTCCTGTTTCATAAAAATTTTTGCAGAATTTTTTTCAACTCTGTTTTGTACCAATTGTTGTTTTTTTAGGGGTACCCCCTCTATCTTATTGCCATTTTCTAATTTAAGCAAGTCTACTTCTAAAACTTACTATATAGGTATAACTCTACAACTTTTGCGCCAGAGGGGTGTGGGGGGTCTGTTTGTTTTTGTATTTTGGATTTGTGCAGGGACCCCTATGCTTAGGGTGGGTGGGCCCATAGTTCACGAGCCTACATATAGTGTGTCGTTTTTTTCTTGACACAAGATGTAGTTATGCAATTTCGGAATGTAGTAAATATATCACACTGACCATTATGGGTTTTTATGGGAATTATTTCTTTACCCTTGTAAGGGTTAGTGATAAGGTCTAGTTAATGTTAAACAATAAAGAAAGTAGAAATAAAATGACAAACAGACATCAAGAAACAATTGATTTGTTGAATTCAGATGCTTCATCAATTCAACAAAAAATAAGAAAAGCTAAAAATGTTTTTGTTTGGGTTTTAGTTTACGATGGAGATGGTGAGTATATCCAAACTTCAAAAGGTAAACTTGTTAATGCAATTAACAAATATGAAAACCTAGATGAAAGTAAATTTGTTTTACGAGAAGATGGTGATTTATATGTCAACTAATCTAATCGTAGAAAAAAAGAATGTTTATGGGGTGGAGCGTGTCTACCCCATTTGCAATAAGGCGAAACTATTCGCTAGAATTTCTGGGAATAAAACCCTACTCCCAGAAGATATCGAACTGATAAAAAAGCTAGGGTATAATCTAACAACGGAAAGTGAGAAGATATGAAAAATAAAATAGTTGAAGAGCCTATTTTAAATTTAAAAGTTGAGGTAGATCAAACTAATGAAGATTCAATTCCGAGAACAAATAGAATGAATTGGCCGTCTTTTAATTATGTTGATTTAGTCGAAGTATTTCAGATGGATATATCTGGTGCAACTATTCCTTTAGAAGTTGCTGAAAGAAATGCTTTAGCTTTTAAAAGAAAACTAAAAGCATACATCATTGAAAAAGCAGATGAGTCAGAATTGGAAAATTTTGATTGGTCAGAATGGGAAATAGTATGAAAATAAACTATCCAAAGGTAGCCGAACACTTAGGTGTTCGGCTACGAGGCAACGAAACTTTTACCGAACTTTTAGAAATAGAAAAGCAAGTAAAAGAAAACAAAGAACGAAGAGAGCGGATCGCTGAAGAGAAAGCAAACATTCAGCGAGTCGATGCACAAACCAAAAAATATTGGGGGAAAAAATGCAACTACTAACAAAAGCACAAAAAGAAAAGATGATTAAGAACCACCAAGAGCAAGACGGCACGAAGGATTTTAAAGCTGTTGTAAAGCTATTTAATCCAACGGGCAACGGCACTTGGTATCTATCCGAACTTGACCCCGAAACAAACATAGCGTTTGGTTTATGTGATTTAGGGTTTCCCGAGTTAGGATATGTTAGCCTTGATGAGTTAAGCAACATCAAAGTTA